TATAGTTCGTTGTTGTTGAATGTGATTTCGTGTTCGTAAGTCATAGTTATTTATTTTATTATTTATATATATTATCCGAGTGTAGTCGTTTTTAGTTTGTATTAATTAATATTAATATTATAAGTTGAATAAGTACTACAATGTAAGGTATGTACGTGTTGAGTTTATTATTATATTTATTTGTATTATTCATGTGTATATTATCGAGGAATGGTCGTAGTAGGTTGGTGAGTGAGTATATGTATGAAATAGAAATAGAAAATAGTTGGAACGAAGTGGAAACGAAATGTGGTAGATAATAATAATAAAATGAGAAGAAAATCGATATAATGTAGGGGGCCTGGTGTTGAGGTTGTGGTTTTCCAGGGGGGAGGGGCCGTGGGGAGAGGGGGGCAACACTACACCCCAATATTTATAATAACTTTTTTTATGACATTAGCTTATTAAGAAGAATATAGTAACTACCAAATGTCACACTTTCACTTAAATAAATATTTTTCTATGTAACTATGTAAAATAGTTAACTAAATAAAGAAATATAAAACATAATATTATGGCATTCAAAATGAAAGGAGAACCAATGAAAAGAAACTTTGGAGTTGGTGGTCCTGCAAAACTAAAAAAAGAAACTGGAGAAGATGTGTCACCTATAAAAAACATGGGTAATTTTGAAATTAACCCAAGAACAGGAGAATACGTAAGAGTAAGTACCGATTTTATTAATAGACCTGATGGTGAACCGGGTACTACAAAAGTTAGGACTGGGGAAGACGCATTAAGATCGCGAATAAAAGATAGGGAAGATCAGGGCAACCCAATGACGAGAAAAGAAATTGCTGATTTCAGGCGTGTTGCTAACAAAGGTATAACAGAAGACATGGGCATAAAAGCGCCAAAAGGCTCTATGATAGCTAGTGAAATAGATCAAAGAATACAAGCTAAGATAGACGCAGGAAAAAGAAGAGATTTAACAAAAGAAGAAAAAGAGTACGATAGAAAACAATTAGAAGCTTTAAACAAAGGTAGATACCGTGGAGGGCAAGATTTAACTAGTTACTAACAAAGGTAGATACCTTAAAAACTAAAACAATGGCATTTAAAATGAAAGGTGACCCATACAAAATGGGCAAAATAGCAACAAAATCAGCTATGGAAATGAAAACATCGTATAAGATGAAAGAAGCTATGGCTAAAATGAAAAAAGAAGACGACTCTTCAATGAAAAAATATAAATCAGACGCACAAAGAAAAGCTGTACATGCTAGCAAAGCTGAAAGAGGTATGACCATGAAGAAAGAAGAGGCGATGAAGATGAAAAAGCCTTTGAAAGCTGCTAAACCAGACTACATCGACTTAGATGGTGATGGAAATAAGACTGAGTCTATGAAGAAAGCTGCTGCTGATAAGAAGTCTCCAGCTAAACAGGGGCATGGAGGTAGATCAGAAGGACTGGGACCAGTTAAAAATGATAAAAGAATTACGTCTAAAAAGAAAGGTACTAGTGCTAAAATTGGGCCACAAGAAAGTCCTGAGGCGATTGAGAAAAAAAGAAAGGCGGCGAGAGAAGAAACAAAAGGACCTAGTGGAACTGTATTCGATGCCTCTGACAAAGACTTTAAAAGAGATCAGAAGGAAAGAAAGGATTATTCAGAAGCTAAATCTTTTGTTAAAATGAAAAAAGAGGCTATGAAGATGAAGAAAGCTAAGCCTACAAAAAAATCTGCAGATAATATTTAAACAATTATTAACCAATAAATAAAACCAAAATGACCTATTTGTATTACAAGACCAGTACACTAACTGGCAACCAAAAACCGAATGAAAAAACTATTAACCAATGGAAACATCTTTCAGATAAAAAGAACTGGAGGATAACCCAATTAGCAAACGGTTATTATCAAACTGAAGTATCTGAGCCAGAAACTAATAATTGGCATGCAGTAACTAGAAGAGAAACAATAAAAGGTGCCGAAGCTGCTATTGAAGGTAGCATCGAGCACTTTTCTAAGAAACTAGAATCTGTAAAAGGACCTAAAGTTGTAAAAACATTTGAGTAGTAACTAAATTAAATTAAATTAAATGGAATATAATCTACCTAGCGAGATTGTCAAAGACTTGAACTTTGGCGATAACGCTAAAAAACGAATAATTGCTGGCGTTCACAAGCTAGCACAAGCCGTAAAATCCACACTAGGCGCTTCTGGTAAGTGCGTAATATACGAAGATGGACGCGGTAAACCGGTTATCACAAAAGACGGAGTTACAGTAGCTGAATCTGTAGTCTTGTTTGATCCGGTTGAAAACATGGGGGCTACACTTATTAAAGAAGCGGCAAGAAACACTGTAAAAGAGGCCGGAGATGGCACTACTACAGCTACAGTTCTTGCTGAAGCACTCATAAAACAAGTTAACCACGAGCAATACCATGGTACTTCTATAAGAGAAATAAAAGAAGGTATCAATTCTGGCCTTGAAAAAGTAAATAATTACTTAAATAGCGTCAAAATAGACGTAAAAGGCGACATGTTACACAGTGTTAGTGCTATTAGTTGTAACAATGATAAAGAATTAGGTAAAATTATATCAGAAGCTTACGAAAAAGTAGGTGAAAATGGTGTAGTTTTAATGGAAGAGTCACCAACAGAAGAAACTTACGTTGAAATTGTTGATGGAGCGCAAATAGAGTGTGGTTTAACATCACCTCACTTTATAACAGACACAGAGAAACAGCGGTCTGTACTAGAAAACCCATATATTCTTATTGTAGAGTCAGAAATACCTAATGTTAGAAAAATACAAAGCATATTAGAGTTTGTGATTAAGCAAAACCGAGCTTTACTTATAGTGGCACCAGTCGCTCAGCAAGTAAAATCGGCGCTTTTAATGAATAAAGTAAAAGGTAACATTAAGGTAAACATTATAGACTTACCAGGCTTTGGTCCTACTAAGAGAGACACTGTAAAAGATTTAGCTATTTTAACAAATGCCATTGTTATAAATGAAGAGCTAGGTGATGATTTAGACGGTATATCGCTAGATGTACTGGGTGAAGCCAAGAAAACAGTTACTGAGAGTAGAAACACTATAATAACTACACTGGATACCGACCAAGAAATAGAAGAAAGAATAAAAGAGGTACACAAGTTAATAAAAAAAGAAAAGAACGGTTATATAAAGAAAAAACTAGAAGAAAGGTTAGCTTTATTATCAGGTTCTGTAGGTATTATAAAAGTTGGTGCTGATTCAAAGGTAGAACTGAAAGAAAAGAAAGATAGAGTAGAAGACGCTATTTATGCTACTAGAGCCGCATTAAAAGAAGGTATTGTGCCAGGTGGAGGTATAGCGTTGTTAAACGCGTCAGAAAGAATACCATACAAAAACATAGGTGAGGGAATATTACTAAATGCCATTAAATCGCCTTACAAAACTATATTAGCCAATGCTGGTATAGAAGAATCACAAGAACTTGTAGAAGGTAACGGTATAGATGTTATAACAGGTGAAGAGGTAAATATGATTGAAGCTGGAGTAATAGACCCAGTGCTTGTTACTAAGACCGCACTTAAAAATGCTGTTTCTGTTGTAACTACTATTATATCCGCTGATTGTGTAATTTCAAATATTAGACTAAATGAAGGCAGTTAATTACTACATAATCATAGATCAAATAAAAGACGAGCCTAAGAAAGTTGGTGGACTAATACTAACAGAGAGCGTAGATGATGACAATAGGTACTTAAAGGCTAAAGTTGTATCTATTGGTAACCTTGTAGAAGGAATACACATAGACGATATAGTATACTACGATAAACATGCAGGCCATGGTATACAACATAAAAATAAATTTTACCACGTTATAAAGCAACAAGACGTGGTATTAATAGATTAGACCTAAACTATAAACCAAAACCCTAAAACTAAAAAACATAAAATTAACCTAATTATTAATCAAAAAATCAAAAAAAATGGAAAAGTATTTGTATTTTGGATCAGGAGACGGTGCTGACGCTACAACTGACTCTTATTTTACTGCTGCTTCTAATTTAAGAGGAGCTGATATTACTGGTGCAGCTGAAACAACTCTTTATTTTAAGCCTTTAAAAATAGGTGATGCTGTTGCTACAGGTGACTTAAATGACAAGGTAGTTGTTACTCACACAGGTCAAACTGGTAAAGCATTTTTACAGGCACTAACAGACAACATCTCTGCTTCAGGAAGTATGAAATCGGCTTTTATTGTCGTTGCTGACGCTGATGCTGCTACTGGCGTAGGAACTGGTACAGCTTGGGATGCTGCTATGACTTTAGCTGCTTAATCTTAAATGAGATTAACCGCGCAGGATCTGCGTGAAATGAATATCCTTAAGTACTACAGGCTCACACGAAAGTGGGCCTGTAAGACTTACGGATTAACAGATGCAGATTTAGAATTATTAATTTACTTAGATTGTAAAGGAAGATTTACACGAAACGAATTTATAGATGGTACTTATACCATGAGCTGGGATAAAAACCGGTGGGAAAAACTAAGAAAAGATAATTGGATAGAGGTGTGGAGACATAGAAACAGAACTACAATAAAATACTCAGTGTTTAAAACTTCGTTCAAATGTTCTCAATTAATAAGTAGAATATACAGAATACTACTTGGCGAAGAAGATTTACCTACTTCAGAAAGAAGTAAGTTTTATAATAACAAATCATATACAGATAAAGTTTACAATAAAGCTATAGATGATATGATTAAAGACAAAGACAGATAATATGGGATATAAAATGAAAGGATTTCCTGAGTTTCTATTAAAGAAACAAAAAGGACCAGTAGAAACAAAAAACAAACCGTCTCGAAAAGAAATTGAAAAATCATTTGAAATTGGAGAAAAGTTAGAAAACTTTGACACACCTTCAGATATTATAGACTATCAAATGAAAATAAAGTCTCCAGCTAAACAAAAAGCAAAGACTGGTCATGGTGCAAAAGGATTTCCTGATATAGTGTACAAAGAAGACGGAACGGCTAAACGAACTTCTCAAATTGACGAAGAAATGTTAGATTTAAGACCAAGTATAGGACCAAAAGGTAAATTTGTAAACTACACTAAAGATGATGGCACAAAAATAAAGTACTACTATAAGCCACCAGCTGGATCTAGAGATAAGCAAATAGAAAAGCAAGGAGAAAATATAGACGAAGTAGATTAATTATGACATTTAAACTAAAATATAAAAATTTAAAGGGTGTTATCGAACAATTAAAGGGAGCTTCTAAAAAACATAAGAAGCAAGCTGAGATATTAGAAAAACACGTAGATAAAATGAAGTCACCGTTAGAACAAGAAGATGATCTAGGTTACACTGGTGTTAACTTTGATCCATCTGCTAGTTACACCACAACAGGTAAAAAAATACCTGGCTTTAGAGACATGGTTAGTTTAGAGCAACAACAAGCTATAGCTAAGAAAACAGACGAAAGAAGAGCTAGAAGAAGAAAAGAAAAAGAATTTAAAAAATTAAAAGAAGAAGGAGGAGATAAACTTTCTAAAGAACAGTTGGATTATCAAAGATCAACAACAGGTCCTGAGGCAATAGTAAAAACACCTGGTGACGAGGAAAATGTGTTAAACATAAACACCAGTAGTAACTATGGCATTTAAGATTAACAAATCAATAGTAAGAGGTACTGGTGAACACAAAGACCTAGTGTTTAAAATGAAAAGAAAAAAACTAGGTAATGGTATTGCTGGTGAAGCTAATAATGACGGTACAATATTTGTTAGTAAAGACATACCTAAAAACAGTCCGTTAGAAGCAGAAGTAGTTGCACACGAAGGAGATCATATGTTACGTATGGAAACTGGTGAGTTAGGGTACAATGACAACTCTGTAACTTGGAGAGGTAATAAATACCCTAGAAAAGACGGTAAAATAAAATATAAAGGTTCGTGGAAGCCTGAAGGAGATAAATCATTTCCATGGGAAAAATTAGCGTACAAAGTAGGTACGAAAGCTAAAAAAGAAGCTACAAAAAAAAATAAATAAAAATGGCAAGAAAATCAAAAGCAAAATTTAAAATGAAGGGTCATGCTCTTCCTGGTATAAACCAAAAATCAGAAACACCAAACTTAAAAGATGGTAGATCACCTTCTTCTGCTTTTCAAATGGAAAAAGAAAGTCCTAACAAAATAGTTGGCTTAGTTGGCGGGGCTTTATTAGGTCAAACTAAGTTTGGAAAAAACATAATGGAAAAAGGTAAAAATATGTTGGGTGGTGTAGCTGGTAAGCTTGGTATAGGTGGAGGCCTTAAAGAAAAAATGGCTAAAAAAGTAGATGAGAAAGTAGACGAAACGGTTGAGGAGGCCTTAGAAGAATAGTATGGGTATATTAGGTAAAATATTTTCAGCTGGAGCTGGTGATTTAATAAAGAACGTAGGTGGTGTAATAGACAAGTTGCACACTTCAAAAGAAGAGAAGCTTGAAGCTGAGAAACAAATAAAAGATATGATAATGGGTTATGAAGCTCAAATGCAAAAAGAGGTTTCTAACAGATGGAGCATGGATATGAGTTCAGACTCTTGGTTATCAAAAAATATAAGACCATTAGTTTTAATATTCTTATGTGTATCAACAGTGTTGTTAATATTTATCGATGCTGGTGTTATATCATTTGAGGTTAAGGCTTCATGGGTAGACTTATTACAATTAGTATTAATAACAGTGATCGGCGCTTACTTCGGTGGTAGATCACTAGAAAAAGTAAAAAAATAAAATTATGGCAATATCACAAGATATAGCGTATGGATTTGGTCAACTTGGATCTTTATTCTTAGATGCTTCAGGAGCAGCAAGCCCTCCAACGGGTAAAGTTTTTGTAGCTATTACGTTTTTAGCAGACACAGTATTTGATGCTTCAGGTGGTTTAGTTGCAGACACTACAAACACAGCGATTGCAGGTTTAGAATATGCGGGTACAGAGGCAGCAGCTCACAATTTAAGTGACGGTAGTGAAACCGCAATATCAGGTTCTGGAGGTTTACAAATTGACGCTTCAAATACATTCCCGAAAGGAGTTACTATTTACGGTAGATATACTGAAATAGACTTAACTTCTGGTATGTGTATAGCTTATATAGGAGAGTAATGTTAGGATTAGGTAATAGCGTAACTTATAACACAACGTCGTACGATGACTTTAATTGGGTACCAACTGATGTAGATGGGTTAGTACTATGGCATAAAAACGACACCAATATAGCTGTAGGTCAATGGAACGACTCTTCTGGAAATAACAACCATGCTACTCAATCAACCTCTGGTAACCAAGCCTCAATAGACAAAGGTGGTTTTCATTTTGACGGCTCAGACGATTACTACGAATATAGTACTCAGCTAAACATAGGAAACACCGAAGGTTATACTTTAGGTATAGTATACCATCTTGATAGTCATAGCGTTAAAAATGTGATTTTTTCAAAAGATGCTAACTCAACTTTCTTTGAGTTTTTTGATGAAGATACCGTTAGAATAAACTACGGTGGAAACGTAATTAACCTAAATGGTGGTACTCATGAAGCAGGATCAGATAACATACTAGTAGTAACTAGAGCGGCAACTACTTCGGCACATGCACTTTATGAAAATGGATCAGACACAGTAGTAACAACAGGGACTCAAGCGGGTATTGCTATATGGGAAAACCTTGGTATAAGAAATGACAATGACAGACCTTTTAACGGTAAAATATATGAGGTCATGGTTTGGGACAATGTAACCTTAACAGGTGACAACTTAACTAACTTAAATACATACTTAACAAACGTTAGAAACAGTTTATAAAAATTAAAATTAAATTAAATAAAATGGCAAAAAGAAAAACACCGAAGGCTAAAAAGCCTTCAAAAATAACTAATGACGAATTAAATAAAGTACAATCAATTATTGATAATATAAACAGGGCACAATTAGAGATAGGTAGCTTTGAAACTAAAAAACACAATTTATTACATCACGTAACAATAATGCAACAAAACTTACGTGACATGCAGTTAGGGCTTGAGAAGAGTTATGGTACAGCTGATATTAATATTGAAGATGGTACTATAAATTACGAGAACAATGGCGAAACTAATTAGAAAAATTACTGTAGGTAAAGACTACAAGGATAACGCTATGCACTATGCTGTAGGCCAGGATGTTTATGGCGGGCATACTATATGTAATATAATAGAAGAAAAAGATAAATATTCTGTTTACATAAAGAAAAATAAAGATGTGTTACCTTGGAAGGACTTTAACAAAAACATGGCAATATCAGTAGAATATAATTTAGAGTACTAATGAAAGCACCTTTTGACTTTGTTATAGAGCCAAAGGGTAATAGATACAACAATGTTAAAAAAGTTGGTGATAAAGATCTTATTATTAATACAGAGATATTTAACCATCAGTTTGTAAATAGAGAGGCTATTGTTAAATCTGTACCTACGGCTTATAAAACAAAAATAAAACCAGGAGATACTATTATAACACATCATAACGTTTTTAGAAGATGGCTTGATGTTAAAGGAAGAGAAAAGAATAGTAGAAGTTTTTTTAATGAAAGTACTTATCTTGTAAAAGAAGATCAAATATTTTTGTACAAAAGAAACAATAAGTGGAAAGCTACAGACGGTTATTGCTTTGTACAACCTATAAAACAAAGAAACTCGTTAGACGTAGAAACAGAAGAGCAGTGTGTGGGTATAATTAAGTACACTGATGGCGTTAATGATATTGGTGATCTTGTAGGGTTTACACCTTTTTCAACCTATGAGTTTATAATCGATGGAAAACGTTTATATAGAGTTATGAATAAATTTATTACAATTAAATATGAATATCAAGGAAACGAAGAAACTTATAATCCAAGCTGGGCAGAGAGCAGTTGAAGAACTAATCAACGTTGCTAGAGAAAAGATTATTACTAACACAGAAGATGATGTTTCTGCTGATAGACTTAAGAACGCCGCGGCTACTAAAAAACTAGCAATATTTGACGCGTTTGAAATACTTAACAGAATTCAAGAAGAAAATAACATCCTTGAGGGCAAGACACCTGAAAAGGCAGAGAAAAAAGTCTTTAAAGGATTCGCGGAAGGTAGATCTAAGTAATGTACAGTCAAAGTTTAGTTAAGGTTATAGAGCCTGTAAAGAAAACAACAATAACACGTTTGAATCGTGGTAAAAAATGGAAGTATGGATATAATAAAGAACATGATATTATCGTTTTATCAAAAACTGGTAAAATTAGCGAAATACTTGAAATACAAAATCTGCGCATCGCTTTACCACCTATGCCCGTGCAAGTACATGGACTGCAAGAAAATAAGTGGAAAAAAATAGATTATCCTCAAGAACTACAAAAAATTAAAAATATATTCGACTGGAGAGCTTACCCTGAAGAAAGTAAAGATCAATGGTTTGATTATATAGACGAAGAGTTTAAAAGAAGAGACGAGGGTTTTTGGTTTATGAACAATGGTAAACCAACTTGGATAACTGGTACGCATTATATGTATTTACAATGGAGTAAAATTGACGTTGGAGCTCCAGACTATAGAGAGGCTAATAGAATATTTTATATATTCTGGGAAGCTTGTAAAGCTGATAAGAGGTGTTATGGTATGTGTTATCTTAAAAACCGTAGATCAGGGTTTTCTTTTATGTCAAGTGCTGAAACAGTTAATTTAGCAACCATTTCAAGTGATAGTAGATATGGTATATTGTCTAAATCAGGTTCTGATGCTAAGAAAATGTTTACTGATAAAGTTGTTCCAATTAGTATTAACTACCCTTTCTTTTTTAAACCGATACAAGACGGTATGGATAGACCAAAGTCAGAACTTGCTTATAGAGTACCAGCTAGTAAGTTTACAAGAAAGAAGATTACAACAAACGAACAGCTTGAAGACATTAAAGGATTAGACACAACTATAGACTGGAAAAATACTGGTGACAACAGTTATGATGGAGAAAAGCTTAACTTATTAGTACACGATGAAAGTGGTAAATGGGAAAGACCAGATAACATATTAAACAACTGGAGAGTTACAAAAACTTGTTTAAGATTAGGTGCTAAAATAGTTGGTAAGTGTATGATGGGTAGTACTAGTAACTCACTAGACAAAGGTGGAGATAATTTTAAAAAACTATATAATGATTCTGACGTTACCAAGCGAAATAGAAATGGACAAACAAAGTCTGGTTTATATTCTCTTTTTATTCCAATGGAATGGAACTATGAAGGATTTATTGATGAATACGGAAGTCCAGTATTTAATAACCCAGACGATGATGTCGTCGGACCAGATGGTGAACTAATAGATATAGGAATAATAGAACATTGGCAAAACGAAGCAGAGGGTTTAAAAGGAGATCCAGATGCTTTAAATGAGTTTTACCGCCAGTTTCCAAGAACAACAGAACACGCGTTTAGAGACGAAACAAAAAATAGTATATTTAACTTAGTTAAGTTATACGAACAAGTAGATTACAACGAAGGTATAGGTAGTTCTTCAGTTGTAAATACCGGTAACTTTCAGTGGGTAAACGGTATTAAAGATACGCAAGTTATATTTTACCCAGACCCACAAGGTAGATTTAAAATCAGTTGGACACCACCACAACATTTACAAAATAAAATAATAGTTAAAGGCGGTATTAAATATCCAGCGAATGAGCACATGGGTGCTTTTGGATGTGACAGTTACGATATATCAGGAACAGTAGACGGTAGAGGTTCTAACGGTGCTTTACATGGATTGACTAAGTTTAGCATGGAAGACGCTCCGCCTAACCAATTTTTCTTAGAATATATAGCTAGGCCACAAACAGCTGAAATATTTTTTGAAGATGTATTAATGTCGTTAGTATTTTATGGTATGTCATTGCTAGCGGAAAACAACAAACCAAGGTTATTATACTATTTAAGACGTAGAGGCTATAGAGGTTACAGTATGAATAGGCCTGACAAAGTTTGGAACAAACTATCAGTTACAGAAAGAGAGATAGGTGGCATACCAAATTCAAGTGAAGATATAAAACAAGCTCACGCCGCCGCTATAGAGATGTATATACAGCAACACGTAGGTCATTTAGGGGATGGTAACTATGGTAACATGTATTTTAACACAACTCTAAACGACTGGGCTAGATTTGATATAAACAAAAGAACAAAGTTTGACGCAACAATAAGTAGTGGATTAGCTGTTATGGCTTGTAATAGACATTTGTATGCTCCAAACGCAATAATAGAAAAACCAAAATTAAACATAAATATTGCTAGATATTCTAATACAGGCGGTATGTCCAAATTAATTAAAGAATAATATGAGAGGTAACTATAATTTTCCAAGCCAAGTAGTTAGCGATATAGAAAAATCATCGCAAGAGTACGGTCTAAAAGTAGCTAGAGCTATTGAGGCCGAGTGGTTTGATGGTGAAAGAAACGGTAGAAATAGATATTCTAACCATATAAACAATTTCCACAGACTAAGACTATATGCTAGAGGAGAACAATCAATACAAAAATATAAAGACGAGTTATCAATAAACGGTGACTTAAGCTATTTAAACCTAGACTGGAAACCAGTACCAATTATACCTAAATTTGTAGACATTGTTGTGAACGGTATATCTGAAAGACAGTACTCTATAAAAGCATACTCTCAAGACCCATACGGAGTAGAAAAAAGAACTACTTATATGGAGGGAGTTTTAAAAGACATGAGAGCTAAAGAGTTCGATCAAATGGCTCAAAATCTAATGAACATGGACTTTACGCAAAACAAAGGTGAAGACGTTCCAGAAACTCAAGAAGAACTAGATTTACACATGTCTTTAAATTATAAACAATCTGTTGAAATAGCCGAAGAACAAGCTATAAACACTTTGTTAAATGGTAACAAATATGATTTAACTAGAAGAAGGTTAATATACGATTTAACAGTTTTAGGTATTGGTGCTTGTAAAACTTCTTTTAATAACTCTGAAGGTGTTACAGTTGATTATGTTGATCCAGCTAATCTAGTATATTCTTATACTGAGTCACCTTATTTTGATGATTTATATTACGTTGGAGAAGTAAAGTCAGTTCCTGTAAACGAGTTGATAAAAGAGTTTCCTAACATGTCTAATGAAGAACTAAAAGAAATAACAGAAAATAATTATAAGCATAACTATAGATACAGTAATCGTAGAGCTTACAACGAAGAAGATAAAAACAAGATAGATGTATTATATTTTAATTATAAAACTTTTACTCATGAAGTATATAAATTAAAAGAAACGTCTACCGGTTTACAGAGACTTATAGAAAAAGACGATAGCTTTAACCCACCTGTAGGTGAGAATTTAGCGTTTGAAAGATTAGGTAGAAAAATAGAGTGTTTATACGAAGGCGTGTTAATACTAGGCACTGGTAAACTACTTAAGTGGAACAAAGCTAAAAACATGATGCGTCCTAAAAGTGATTTTACTAAAGTAACAATGAATTACTCTATATG